TTTAAACCTAAAGGTGCTAAAGATGGTGGCTTGATTGATACAGATTTAGATGATACAAGCACTGTTGTGGATGACTTACCTTTATTAGACCCTCAAGAAAGTATTGATAGATTACATAAAGCTGGTGGTGGAGCATTTAAAATATTTTCAACTTTATCAAAAGCACCTAAAGCTGTAGGTAATTATTTTAAACCAAAAGGCACACCTACGTCTGCTACAGATGTAGCAGTTGGCCAAGCTACAGAAGATAAACCAGCAATGTATTTATCAACGGTTAACGCTATTGAAGAAATGCCAGATGCAGCAAAAATGAATGCTAACCAATGGCTTGGTACAATTAAAAATAAACCTGGGGTATCTGGAACAGAACTTGATGAGTTTGGATTAGAAGCATTATTAACAAACGTTTCTAAAGGTGATGCAAAAAGAAAATTAACAAAATCAGAATTACTAGAAATGTATAATAAAGAAATGCCACAGATTGATATGGATATTTCCATGGCAGAACCTGTATCACGTGGCGCAGATGATATTGTACAAATGCTAACAAGAATGCGTGAAAAAAGAGGTAGTAATCAATATGAATATGGAAACAGACCAGACATTTTTTCTAATGATGCACGTCTGTTAACTGATTTACACCAACCACCACAAGATGTAACAGGAATGAAACTTCGTGAAATGCTTCTTAATAACATGAAAAATTTGCAAGTAACTAATCAGGCAGCAGATCCTATTAATAGTAGCACAATTAAATTTATACAAAGCCAAGGTGACAGAGTTACTATGCACAAAGGATCTGAATTTAAAACTATGTGGGAAGGTGGATTTCCTTCCATGTACCACGGGACAAATGATATTGTTAAAAAAGATCATTTTAAGGTATTAAAAAATTTAGTGCCGCAAGAAGATATAGCACAATTAGCGCAAGCTAAAAACATACCAGAAGAAAAAGCCTTTCAAGAACTATACCAGGCACTTAACATATTTGACAGAAATGTAATGACAGCAGACGTGCCTATTCCTTTTTGGACCAAGAAACTTTTATACCGTATGGGTGATATGAGTGAAGGAAGAGGATTTTTTTATAAAAGTAAAAAGACTCCAGCACATGAGGGAGCACAGTTTATTCCTGGTGGATCTGGTTACGGGGAACTAAAATTCTATTTTAATTTTAAAGATGGCTCTGTAAGATCAGCAGAAAAATCATATCAATCTGGTCATTTTAGTGGAGAAGTATTTCAAGGAAATGCCGGTAATTCACCATTTGGATGGTTACGATTTAGTGAAAGAATTGATGAAAATGGCAGAAAATTACTACTTGTAGAAGAAACACAGTCTGATTTACATCAAAATGTGGCTCAAAAAGGATATAAGTACGCTCCAAGGCTTGATAAAGGTAATGTTTTAGCAGAAATGAGCGATTTTGCCGCGCAATTAGACAAAAAAATGCAAACTTTAGAGTCTACACGTCTTAGAAAAGAAAATATTTTACAATTACCCCGTGCAGAACGTGAATTACCAGAAAATATTGCTGAATTAAAGAATGTTGAAAAAGCAATGAAAAAATTAGTTGGTGATGTAAAGAAATTAAAGACAAAAGTAGAAGAACAAAAACAAGTAACAGGTGCAAGTGGTCAAGTTCATCCAGATGCACCATTTAAAAAGTCTGAAAATTATGCAAAAGTATTTATGCAAGGATTATTAAAGATGGCTGATGATAAAGGTTATGACGGAATAGCATTATCTACTGGTAAAATGAAAAAAGCACACGGCGGTATTCCAAAAGGTGGTGATAAATTTTATGATGAGATTGGAGTTAAAGCTTTGAAACGTATTGCAAAGAAAAGTGGATTTAAATTTGGAGATACAACAATTGTTGACGGAAATGGCTTTACATGGGAGAAGATTCCTATTATTTCCATGCGTGATATAAATACAGGCAAAAAATTTGCTGGTGAATCTACCATTCCAGTGTATAATAGGGGTGGGCAAGTAAAAAAAGGATATAATGGCTATTAAATCAAGAATGCCAGCAGCTGGATCAATTGAAAAAGCTATAGCAGCACTAACGGATGGAATAGAAATTTCAGACAGTCAAAATACTGAAATTCAACTTCCAGGTAATGGACCAACAATGGAAGGTGGAGTAGAGATAACAGAATTAGAAGATGGTGGTGCTGAAATTAATTCAGACCCTAACGCACCTGTTGATCAATCACAAATTCCGTTTAACGCAAACTTAGCTGATTACATAGAAGATGCTGAATTAAAAAATTTATCTGATACTTTAATTTCTGCTTATCAAGCAGATTTTGATTCAAGAAAAGATTGGCATGATACCTATACGAAAGGTTTAGACATGCTTGGATTTAAATACGAAGATAGAACGCAACCATTTGAAGGTGCAAGTGGTGTTATTCATCCTTTGTTAGCAGAATCTGTTACACAATTTCAAGCACAAGCTTATAAAGAATTATTACCACCAGCTGGTCCTGTAAATACAGAAATAGTTGGTGAGATTACTCCACAAGTAGAACAACAAGCTAAACGTGTAAAAGACTACATGAATTACATGATAACACATGTCATGAAAGAGTATGATCCAGATATGGATCAATTATTATTTTATTTACCACTAGCTGGATCTGCATTTAAGAAAACTTACTATGATGGACAATTAATGCGTCCAGTTTCTAAATTTGTTGCAGGTGAAGATTGTGTTATTAATTATATGGCGTCTTCTTTAGAAGATGCTTCAAGAATTACACATTCAATAAAAGTAGATGGTAACACTTTAAGAAAACAACAAGTAAGTGGTTTTTATCGTGATATTAGTTTGGCTACAGGTTCTATATCTACTGGAGTTAATGATATACAAGATAAAATTGATGAATTAGAAGGTGTAAGTCCTGGTATTCCTCAAGACGACGATGAACACCAATTATTAGAAATGCATGTAGATGCAGACATTCCTGGTTTTGAAGATGAACAAGGAATTAAATTACCTTACATTATTACTATAGATAGTTATTCAACTGAAGTTTTATCTATTCGTCGTAACTGGAATGAACAAGATCCAGCAAGAGGACGTATAGAATACTTTACTCACTACAAGTTCCTCCCAGGTCTAGGCTTTTATGGCTTTGGTCTAATACACATGCTAGGTGGGTTATCAAGAACTGCAACAAGTGTTTTGCGACAATTAATTGATGCGGGTACTCTTGCTAACTTACCAGCAGGATTTAAAGCACGTGGTATGAGAATACGTGACGACGACACACCATTACAACCAGGTGAGTTTAGAGATGTAGACGTAACAGGTACATCTATTCGGGAATCACTTTTACCTCTACCTTACAAAGAACCTTCGCAAACTTTATTTGCTTTATTAGGATTTTGTGTAGATGCAGGTAAATCATTTGCTGCAATAGCAGATATGAAAATGGGTGAAGGAAATGAACAGAATCCAGTAGGAACAACTTTAGCATTACTTGAACGTGGAACAAAAGTAATGAGCGCAATTCATAAAAGATTACATTATGCTCAAGGAATTGAATTTAATTTACTAGCTAAATGTATTCAAACATATTTACCTCCTGAATATCCTTACATGGTACGTGGCGGTAATAGAGCCATTAAAGCTCAAGATTTTGATAACAGGGTTGACATATTACCTATATCTAATCCTAATATTTTTTCTATGTCTCAACGTGTTATGTTGGCGCAGCAACAATTGCAATTAGCACAAGCTGCTCCGCAACTACATAATTTAAGAGAAGCATACAGACGCGTTTACCAAGCTTTAGATGTTGATAACTTAGATGCTTTATTAAAACCAGATCCTGGTAATCCTAATCCTAAAAGTCCTGCAACAGAAAATGCTGAAGCAATGACTGGACAACAACCAAAAGCTTTTCCAAAACAAAATCATCCTGCGCACATAGAAGCACACGCTGAATTTATGTTTACACGTCCTGTTCAAATTAATCCTCAATTGTACGCAATGATGGAAGGACATATTTTACAACACATAGCTATTTTAGCTGCAGAACAAGTAGAAGAAAAAATGTTACCACAAACACAAGAAATGCAAAAACAGATACAAGCAATGCAACAACAAGTACAACAAAATCCTGCATTGCAAGAACAAGTTGCTCAACAAATACAAGGAATGCAACAAGAATTTATGACTCAAAAAGAAGCTGAAATTTCAATTGTTGAAGCACAATTAATTAAAGAGATGGCAGAAGAAGAAACTAAACGAAGCGGTTTAGAAGATCAAGATCCATTAATTAAATTAAAACAACAAGAGATTGATTTAAAAGCTGCTGAATTAATACAAAGAGGGGAGCATGACGATCAAGAATTGTTACTTAAAACTTCTGTTGAAGCAGAAAAACTTGATCTTGAAAGAGATAAAGTAAATAACGCTGCTGAGGGAGCTGTAATGAAAGAATCTTTTGGCTTGCTAAAAGACCAAGCAAAGGATACCATTAGTGAAATAAAAGAAGATGTAATTTCATTACGGGAAGATCGTAGAACAAGAAGTAATGAAAAAATTGCTTTAATGAAGGAAAGAAATGGCAGACAATCAAAAACTAAGTAAAATTATAGAAGTAATGCAAAACGCAGAAGATCTTGCTTTTAAAATGATTAATGGTAAAGATGAAGACACGTTAGTTGTAGCTGCTGGATTAGCCGCTGTTACAAGGAATTTGTATATTGGCGCTTTAGGAGCTGAGCAAGCACAAAAAGTCTTTGAAGTTATGCTTGATTCCTTTATAGTAGCCGATGAAATTTATTTTGACGGTTCTTATTATGAGAAACCAACAATACATTAACAAGGAGGTAATATGAAGTTACTGAAAGATATTTGGGAACACTTAAAAGAGTGGAGCGATTGGGGAATGAAAGACTGGATTAAAGCTGGTATAGTCACTATAATCGTGTTAGTTGTTCTTAAAGCAATTGTGATTGGCTAGAGCAACTAGAGGAAATTTAAATGGCATCATTATTTGATTATTATAACAAAGGGTCTGGAAGAAGGGCTCCAACAGGATACAGTTTTAGAACCAGTAATAGCGGTAGAGATGTTTATACGCCTGTCAATGATTTAAACAGGGCAAATAATTATAGAAGAAATCCAGGTAGTGTGGGTGGAGGACGTTCTAATTTAGATAATCAACGTGGTTTTTCTAATCAAGGAATTGGATCTTTCTCTAACCGTCAACCTGGATTATTCGGAAGCCAAATGGGAAAGCCAAGTAGCCGTCAACCTGGATTATTTGGAAGCCAACCAATCCAACCAGGAATGACTGGACGTGATGCAGCGGCTTCTGGTGTAGTTGAAGAAGAAGATCAATTTAGTTTTACTGATAAAAATTTAGGTTCAAATATTGTTGAAGATGCTACAAGAATGGCATCTGATTTAACCCCAGATGTAAATATGAGATTACCAGGAATTGGTGGTTTAACAATGGGTATGATGGATAGTATTAGCAACAATCAAGCAGACCATAGATATTTAAACTCAATTTTTGGTAGAGCAAGTCCAGATAAAACAATGGCTTTTTTTGATAAAGCAACATTTGATGCTAACAGAAACATGGGAACCGATAATGTAGGTACCATGCAAATAGGCGATACAAGTCGTGGTTCTAGTTTAGGTCAAGCAATGAAATATTTTGAAAGAGCAGGAATTAGTAAACAAAACATAGACAGATTTATGGATCCAAATGATAAGTTTTACGGAAGTCAAGCTTATTTAGCGTCACAAGCTGGTGGAGATGGAGCAGAAGATTTTGCAACAGGAATGTCATTTATTAAAAATGCAAAAGCTAGTGCAAATTTAGCAAGAGATGTAGCAGGACAACAAATGACTGAAAGAGCAGCTGCACAACCTTCTGATAGACAACCTGGATTATTTGAAAGTGAAACTATGGAAACTATAACACCATCCGATAGACAACCAGGATTATTTGGAAGTGAAAGTTCGATGACACCATCCGATAGACAACCTGGATTATTTGAAGAAGAAATTCTTACTCAAGATGAAGATTTTTATAATTATCCTGATGAAAAATACAGAGGTCAATATGATTTAGGACCAGAATACGATCCAGTAATGGATATAAGTATAGATGAACAAGCTTACATGGATAGTGATCCAACTTTTTATAATCAAGTAGGAAGAAAAAGAGGTATGTTACCTAATTTTGGAAACAACTTAACAAGCCAGTTAATGTATGGACAACTTCCAGAAAACATGTTGGGAGTTACTCCGATGAATGCAAACCAAGCAGGTCAATTTGTTCTTGATGGCTATGAAGATGTGGAAGATTCACGAAGTGTAATTAGTCCAAGATATTACGATAGATTATTTCCTTACTCTAGATAACGATGCCAGGTTATGATCACTTATATGGGTCTACCCAAACAAGTGGAGGAACAGGGACATCTTCTGGCGCTGTAGGTGGCTATACTCCTCCGTCAGGTGGAGGCAATAATAATAATCAGAATAATAATCAAAACACTACGCCTATTGTAGATGTAGCAGCACAACAAGATGCTGCTGATGACGCTTACGCTACTTCATTATTTGGAGGAAACGAAAATCATCCACCTGCAATTCCAGCTAATGAAGTTTATGGACCAGGCTCAACAGATCCAGGAATGGGTTATGCTCTCACAAATGTAGATCCAAATCTTTTACCTAAATTAGGTTTAGATAAAATGGATCCTAAAGTTTTAGAATCTTTTGGTTACGCTACTCTTAATGAAGATGGTTCTATCTTTAGTACTAAAGGCACTACAATACCAAACGAACTTCTTAAATTAATTATGGAAGGAAGTTTTGTCAGTGGTAATGAAGCTGTTGAAAGTAATGAACCTTACACTACAACATTTTCTCAATTTGAAAATGCCTCTCAAATGGCTGCTGCCGGTAATGAAAATGCTAAAAAATGGTTAGAGGATAACACTTTATTTCCGGGAGGATTAAATGAATATTATGATATTATGGATCCTTCTAAAAACCCTAATCAAATAGCTATTGGTCAAGGATCAGGTGATTTTTACGATTCAGGTAGAAATTTAATTGATGACAGAAACGCTTGGAAAGAAAGATTATATTATGGTCCTAAAATAGCTCCTCAAAGACAAATGGAACAATCTGGATTTATGAATACTATGACTAACCCTTATTTAAAAGACATGGCAGAAACCTTAGAGGGAGGTTTATATGGTAAAAGTGTTTTTGGAATGGGAATGAATCCTGTTGGATTAGAAAAAAAATATGCGACAGGTAGGTCTCGAGGTGGTATAATGGCTATTTGGAACCATAGGAAATAATATGTTAAATCTATTACTAAAACCATTATTAGGAGTTGCCTCTCAAGCCGTCACTGGATTTGTAGAGACTAAGAAAGCTAAAGCTGAATCTAAACTAGTAGAAATAAAAGCAAAGACTGCACTGCGCGAAAAGCAAATAGCCGGCGAAGTTTCGTGGGAAGCATCAGCCGTGGACCAAATGAAAGGGTCGTGGAAAGACGAACTAATTTTAATTTGCCTTTTGGCTCCGGCCGTAGCCGTATTTTTTCCAGGAATGACTCATCATATAGAAGCTGGGTTTGTTGCACTTCAGCAACTTCCGGATTATTATAAACATTTATTATACATCGCCTGCTCAGCAAGCTTCGGCATCAAGGGAGCTAAAGGTGCTGTAGGATTATTTACAAAGAAAAAATGACACCGGAAAGGTTATCTGCATGGAGAATTTTTCCCAGGTTATTAATTACATTATATGGAATTTCATTCTGGCGTACAACAGAATGGTTTATGAGTTTACCAGATCCAACAAACGCACAATCAGCTTTTGTGTCAGTCGTTGTCGGAGCTGGTGCCGCATGGTTTGGCCTCTATGTTGGTGGTACTAAACACGCAACAGTTAAAGTGGAGAATAAATCATGACTAAAAAATCAAAAGCAGATATTAATAAAAACGGAAAAATAGAAGGTTGGGAAGCAGCTAGATCAAACGCAATTAATAAATCTATGCGTAGTAAAAAAAAGATGGGTGGAACAGTAGTTACACCAAGAGGATTTAATTTAATGATGCCTAATAAAAGACCTATAACTAAAATTTATTAATGGTTAAGAAAAAATCTAAATCACAAAAAAGAAAAGAAAAATCAGATAAAAATCCAAAAGGCATAGCAAAAGGCTGTGGCATGGTGATGGAAAACAGAAGAAAAAAAACAAAGTATGCCTAAAACTGCAGCATGGACAAGGAAAGCAGGTAAAAGCCCTTCAGGCGGTTTAAATGCTAAAGGACGTGCAAGTTATAAAGGTGGAAAATTAAAAGCTCCTACTAAGTCTAAGACTAGTGGTAGACGTAAATCTTTTTGTGCTAGAATGTCTGGTATGAAGAAAAAATTAACAAGTGCTAAAACAGCTAGAGACCCAAATTCAAGGATTAATAAATCGTTGCGAAAATGGGATTGTTAATATAAAACAACTTTAAGGAGATAACTATGGTTGGAAAAATTATGTCAAGACCCGAAAAAAGAAAAACACCGGGTAAAAAAATGATGACTACTACTTATAAAACTGGTGGAAAAGTTAAAAAAGCTACTGGCGGAAGAGTAAAAAAAATGGGTGGCGGATACAATGCTAGATTAGATGATTCTATGGGAGCAAAAAACGGAAGTAAAACTCAATCTATGGCTGCTAGAAGAAACGAATCTAAAGGCATGGAAAAAGCAATGGGTAAAGGTGCTTATTCTGGTGATAAACAGATGGCTGCAAAGGGTGGCAGAATTAAAAAATCAAAAGGTGGATCAACTAGAAAGAAGTAGTTCATGGAAGACGTAACCGCGATTTACGCAATCCTTAAAAGATTGCGTGCGCGCAAAGAAAATTTAAAAGATGTAATTGCAGCAGGCTTGCCAAGTATGGAAGAGTATGTTAAAGCAGTAGGTGAGCACAAAGCTTACACAATAATGGAACAGGAGATTCAAGACCTGCAGAAAGATGAGGATAACGATGACAGAAAAGGAACTGCCAAAGCGTAGATTTGCTTTAGAAGAAAAAGATTTAGCTGTAGAAGCTGATGAAAATAATAAAAAAGCTGAAAAAAAAGAAAATCGTTTTCTTAAAAAGCTACAAGAAGATGCTACTGCTGATATAGAGCACTTACCAACCGATAAAGTATTAGAAAGATTGCCAGATCCAACTGGATGGCGTCTTTTAGTATTACCATACAAAGGTCAAGGTAAAACAAAAGGCGGTGTTATATTAACAGATCAACATATGGAAGAGCGTGGCTATACAACAGTCACGGCTTTAGTTCTTAAAATGGGCCCAGACTGTTATAAAGATGAAAAGAGATATCCACATGGACCGTGGTGCAAGAAAGGTGATTGGATTATATTTGGTCGCTATGCTGGATCAAGGTTTGGGATAGAAGGTGGTGAAGTGAGAATACTTAACGAGGACGAGATAATTGCTGTGGTAAAAGACCCAGAGGATATCTTGCAATATAAATAAACAGGAGTAAAATATGCCT